TCTGATTTGCTAGATCCTGGATAAACTCCTCAGTAATTGGTTGAGTTAATATAGCCTCACGAACTAAGTCATCAGCATTGATACAACTGACATTCATTGTGTCAATACGGAAAGCTATATTTACAGCCATACCGGTAAACAGCCAACCCTCATATATAGAAGTTCCTTGGTTTACTCTCCATGCTTGTACGTCCATCAGGTCACATATCACAGATCTCCTTGTATCTGCATAGTACAATTCAACTATAGGCACTTGACTTTTTGAGCTTGTTATAGTGTCATAATTCCAGAGCCTAGACATCAGAAGTGTATTAGGTATCTTGTTACCATGGCTGTGTTTATCATGAAACTTATCATGAGTGATGATAACATCTGCCGCTTCATAATCATTAACAAGAGTCATATTAGCAGCCTTACATGCTGCTTTAGCACGAGTCAATGATACTGGAGACAAAGGAAGCATGAAAGCTTTTTGCTTCTTAGGTAAGCTCTTAATATTAGATACCGTGGTATTAGGCTTACTAAGAGTTTTTCTTATTTTATTATATGCATCCTCATCATTGGATACAATTACCTCATGTACTTTAGTTCTTTGGTTATCAACTACCCCATATACAGGGGCAGTTGACAATCCAAAGTGTTTCAATCCTGCAGGATCAAAGTCCTGATAAACAGATTTACTTGCCATTTTATTTCATGGTCATTTTGATGATGTCTGGATTCATCATCATCTTGTTAAACTTCTGCTTGTTACCATTGAAGATTGTGCGTACAATCAGATACTTCAAGTCATTTGTGAAGTAATCTTTTGTACACAGTGAAATCAAACGATCTGTAATCTTCGGTGTAATAGTGTTGTCTTTAGAGTAGACAACAGCAAAGTTGGCCAGGCGTGTTGCTAATGTAGATGCAATGTCTGCACGATAGCTATCATCCTTACCAATACAACCTCTCAGCTCACCAAGGATATATGATTCATTATCATGAGTCATCAAATCTGTGGGAGTGACAAGCTTGTCAAGCTTGTTATTAATAAAGGTTGTGAACATAGAAGCAAATGCGTCACCAACAGAGCCCTCACCAATCATTTGAATCATAGTGAGGTTATCTTCAAATGAATCAAAGCTAGAGATAGCATTGAAGAATGTAGTGATAGATCTTGCATTTGTTTCTTGTGTTACAAGCTCTGGGTGTAAGAGCAAGAAGTTGATACAACGAGTATCAATCCCAGCTTCTTCTGCCCAACGAGCCCATACGTTGACATCAAACTTTAGATTAGCCGTGATGTAACGAGTCTTCTGTGCACTGTCAATGCTGTTAACCATGTAGTCTCCATTGTCTGGATTACTGGTTAGAATGATATGCCAGTCCTTTGGCAATGACCATGAGATGTATGTCTGGCGGTCAATCAATTCCATAACAGCCTGGATGAATCTTACATCTGCACGATTCCAGTCATCAAGAAGTAGGATGCCGCCATCCTTCTTATCTGCAATCCATTCTGGCGCACAGTAAGACATCCTGTTCTTACCTGTCATCTTGTATCCGTTCTTTAGATACTCAGCAACAGCAAGCTCATCAACCCACTGACCTACCTTCTTGGTAGTAGCCATCTTAGAAGCAACCATTGCTTCAGCATCAGCAGAAGTAAAGTTGATGTCCTTAGTCTTAGGTGCTACCTTGACCTCCTTGTACATCTGAAACTGACGTACAGGAAAACCAACGAGGTCACCTAGTTCTTCGATCTGTGCAAGATTCAGCTTTACAAAGTTGAGGTTGTTCTCCTTTGCAAGCTCTACAACAGTTGAAGTTTTACCGATACCGGATTCACCTACAATTTCTATAGATACGGGGAGCTTGCCCTGCTCTTGTAGATAGCGGTTATTATTAATGACATGGTTTACAAAACCCTTTACCTCATCAATGTTCAAATTAACTTGTGCCATTCTTTTTTAATTTAGTTTAATTACTCTTCCTGGTAGATCATCATTCATATCAGAGATACTACTAAGAACCCATAAGGTATTCTTAGGACAGTTCTCTGGTGATGATGCTTCACCATCTGTTAGATATATAAGCGCAGTGTATCTGCCATGATCATTGAAGTGATCTATTACGGGTTGGAAAAAAGTACCACCCCTACCTTTTATCTCCCAATCCTTTTTAGGATTGAATTCTTCTATAGATTTAATCTGAGTATCACATTGTGCAACTGTGATCTTATGACCTGTCTTATGCATATGAGTGAGCTCGCTCATAAATTCTTTAAGCTCATCATTATTAACAGATCCTGATGTGTCTACACCAACAAGTATGTGATTCTTGAACTTAATCTTAAGACCTGGATTCTCTGTGTAACGCTTGTTGTATTTCCTTCTAAGCTTCTTTGTGTAGCTTACTGTAGAATTACCAACAAATCTCTTGAGATATCCTCGCCAGTCAAACTTAGGTGGTTCAACATGGCGGAGTCTTTCAATTAAACCAGAGAGCTCTCCAGGTATATTACCTTGACGCTTTTCAGTTTGCTCAGCTATTTCTTTAAGCTGATGTTCAACCTGTTTTTCTATAAGCTTCTTATCAGCTTCAGGTAGCTCATCAAAATCATCCCATGTAGAATGATCATATTGACTACTACCGTCCATTTGATTTAGAAGATTATCTAAACTTGGAGACTTACCATCTTTCTGAGCTTGCTGAAGCTTTTCATAATAGTAATCTGTACCGGCTCTAGTATCAAGCTTAAGCTCTGGAAAGCTATTCATTGTTATACCACCTTCAGGCAGATCACTAGCATCAATATATTGATTGATTTCTAGATCTGCAGCAATATTGAATAGCTTCTTATCTAGATACTTATCACGTGTGATCAGATGACCAAAAGATATATGCAATAACTCATGCTTTAGCAAACCTTTCCGATGATTTTCAGATAGATTGCTAAAGAATTCACTATTGATAGTTAGCTTGACGCCAATACCACTTTTAGATACACCTGCTGTAGGTATTTTATCACTAAAAGTCTTTTGGAGACCAACTAAAAAGAGCCCGTAAAAGGGCTCAGTAAAAATTAAAGTTTTGCTTGTCTTTGCAAGCTGTTCAGCTATATTCATGTCTCAACTTTTACTTCTACACTTTTTAGAAAATCCCAATCCGTGTTTTGTGGAATTACAGTACTCCAATGTTCACTAATAATTCTATTAAACAGAGTCCTCACATTATGGTCATCTGAATAACTTTCATTTATAATATTAGATAACGTTTTAAAGGGAATGGCTATTTCAGCGTAAAGTCCATAATTACGATGATCCTTATCAGTTATCACATGAAATCTTGGATCACTTTCAAGATCATCTTGAAATTCTGCTAATATAGATGCCCTATGCTTACGTTTTATACGATATGACTGTAAGTTATACCTCATTGATTTAACAAGGAAGAGTATATAGATTAAATCTACATTTAGATTCCGAAGATTTGATATTACTATTTCTAAATCTTCCTCACTTCCTTGAGCCATTTCCCGGAAGTCTTCCCACTCTTTTATTGTTAGTTGTTTCTTTTCTGCCACGTCCTTTTCTTTCTTTTAAGAGTTCTATGTATACACCTGGATTTTCTTTATCATACGTATACTGACCAAATACCGGTAAGATATTCTCAGCATTATCATCTTCAATCCATCCATGTTTTACCATATCATCTTGCACTGTTTGTGCAGGATTGATATAATCAAACTTATGATGTGATCCTCTAACAAAAGTGAACTTGACTTTAACAGGTAGAGTATGTTTCTTCAGCTCTTTTTTAAATGCTTCAGCATACTCTTCGTAATACTGTTTAGTATTCTTGCGATAGTTTACAACTGTTTTACTAGCTATAAAGTATTTTCCTGTCCATCTTCGTCCATTCTTGGAACTAGGTACATTACCTGGTATAAACCACTTCATATTTATTTATTTAAAGTCTCCTTAAGTAGTGGCTTTAAATGTTTGTGTACTACATCAAAGCCATGAGCTTTTACTGCATCTGATATGTCTTTACTAATAGTTAAAACACAGCCATTAATATTATACAAGCTCTTATACTTATCAATAGCTTTCAAACCTGCGTCATCATTGTCAAACAAGGTTATTACCTTCTTGTATTTAGACTGTAGGTTATCTATAATATACGGCTTTATAACACTATTCTCACTATTGGGTGCAATCACCTCAAGATTATAGCCAAAGCTACTGAGGCACATTGCATCTTTTAGTGATGAGCATATTACCAGGTATGGTTGATCAAACTTTAGTTGATCATAGCCCTGGAGATGCTCTGCTACATTACGAAACTTATGTGCTTTATCTAATGGTTGATAGATCTTGTATGGTCTTTTATCTTTTGTGAAGTAACAATATGTCATAGGCTTCTTAAATGTAGCCTGTTCAAAGACATCTTCTTCTTCTCTGACCATTGTAAAGAAGTCTACAGCTGCAACGTTATACTCATGCAACTTAGTTGAACCAATGTTGAATGCTAGCCAATACTCAGCATCTTTTTCATCAAATGGTCTTGTCTCTACATGTTCTATCTTCCAGCGAGCAGAAGGCTTGAGTGTAATCAACTCAACCTTACCACTCTTGACATACTCATTGTAATCCTCAAGAATCTTTATAGCAGAATGAGCAAAGCTTAGATTAAACATCTGCTTTACTAAGTCAATCTTACTACCAGCCGCCCCGGTAGAGAAGTCTTTGAACTTATACTGCTGACTCTTTCTATCTACATAGATAGAGAAGCTCGGTGTTCTTTCCGAAGGATTAAATATGGACTTGATTTTTACATCTTGTCCAGTGAGAGTTTCAGGCAGGCTCAAGTAATATTGAAATACCCAATAACTGGGTACGTCATGAACATCAATAGCAATCTTCTTAGTACTGAGCATAATAAAAAGGGGGCCGAAGCCCCCGTTATATTAGAGATCAAAGTCATCCCCAGATACTGTACTGGCAGCTGGTTCAAAACTTGTAGGCTTGCTGTTAGATGCACTCTTCTTTAAGGGTACAATGTGATCCTCTCTGTTAAACTTGAGCATTCTTGAGTTCTCCACTCCAGTTCTCTCGAAAGGTACACCAGCAGCAGTACGCTTTGGCAAGAACAGCTGAAGGTTGATGTAACCATCTTTGTTCTCCCACTCACGACCACCTACACAGAAGTTGTAGTATACACCATCACAGAGAAATCTGTTAGCTTGTTCTACAAATGATTCAATGTTGTCAGCCTGGATGCTGTCTAAGTCATCGCGCTTATTTTGCTGCTCGGCAATAAAGATAAGAGCCTTAAGAATCTCAGCATCTCTACTAATTTCCCTACCACTAGGTAGTGTTGCATCTGCAAAAGCATAGCGTTGGAAACTAACTCTACCGACCTGACCTTGATACTTTGGGCTATTAGGGTCATTCATGTCAACCTTGAAACCTTCAAAGTCACCACCGACAGGCGCTGTCTCTACATGCAACTGCAAGTCATAGGCATTGTTATCATAAGGCGGACTATGAAGAACGATAGAATTGATCTTCAGCTCTTGGTTACCAGCATCGATTACTGGCTTGATCTTTCCGGTACCACCGGACATGTTCTGCGTACTTAGCATTTACTTTGGATTTAAGGGTTACTATTAGTTCTCGTATTCATGGATTGCATCACGCACATATTGAAGATCGTTTGGAATAAACTCATCTTCAAACATATCCATTGGTGACTTACATGTATTCTCACCATTGTTTTGAGTTTCAAAACCATAGTGTAGTTTACCATCGTCATCTTTTCTGACCTTGCCAAACAATACAATAGAGAATAAACCCTCCAGTGTAAGAGCATTGTCAATCATTTTACCCACTGTCTTTGCCTTTACCTTACGATGACCATTAATATCTGTTGATTCTTCAGAATGGGTAAGGAAGAATACATAAAGGTCATCTCTCAAGTCTTTAGGAAGCTTTGCAACTTGAGCAAGATTGGCTGCTATCTGAGTGAACTTATCATAGCCTTTCTCTGTGGCTTTGTCAAAGTACTCAAAGCTTGACATATACTGCCAGTCATCAATAACTAAATTCTTGATGTGTGGCATCTTTTCACTAACATGCTGCATAGCCTTGTATACACCTGGCCCACTGGAAACATTAATTAAGTTCCCATTTGGATTTTGCTTATCCAGCGGTGTATACATAGTTTTCCAGCCCTTAAATGGCAGGGGCTTATTAGCAATGTTAATGATTGCAGTATCATTAGGATCTAAGTTCCTAATGGATGTTGATTTACCTGAACCTGATTCAGCGATAACTAAAACACTTTGTGCCATATTACAGTTTTCTTTCTATTTTTTCTAATACTGTTGCAATTCTACTTAGAACCTTTACCATAGCATCACTATTCTGCTCTGGTGTATCATCAGGATTAGGTAGGTTCAAATCAAAGATATCTAATCCTTGCTTTCTGGAAACAACATCGTTGATAACTTTCAACTCTGATACAGGTATGAGGTAACGCTGAAAGCCAGAACTACTTTCTACAATCTCATACTCCTCTCTCCAGTGTTTGTTGTATCTATATAGATACAGTGTACGCTTAGGGTCTTCGGACTCATACTCAATACTAACAAACTCTGTATAGATATCTCTGTGTCTTTCCAGCTCACTGGGAAAGAAACTGATATGTAAGTCATCCTTACCAGGCGGCCTATAAGCCATCTTAGGAATAAACGGTGCATTCAAATCACCTATAGTCTGAAAGTAGTCTTCATGTTCTTCTCTGAGGGTAGCTACCTTCTGCTTTCTTTCTTCTGGTGTCATTATTGGTTTATATCCATTGGTTGTAATCATCTTCTTTCTTCTGTAGGAGGAGTAGCCATTTCTGCTATCTCCATTTTTTCAAACTCAGCTTTAAAGAAACTCATACGCGTATCACCATTACGTGCTTTCAAGAAGTGCAGGACTAATGTTCTGTCATCTTCTATAATATATCTATCAGGGCCATAAAACCTAATCTTCTGCTTAGCTGGTCTGTTGATACCAATCAAAGTATCAGCATGTTGTAGCATAGCATCTGAACCAAAGATGTCTGACTCTAATACATAGTTACCATACTTACCTTGTAATGCACGTTCTGGATTATCAATGTTTCTATTAAGCTGTGATAGAGCAATAAAGAGACATGGATACTGACGCTTAGTTTGGGTAAAGAACTCACCTAATTCAAACAGCATATCTAAACTGCTATTCTGATATGGTGCCCTCTTTACAAGCATGGTATGGTCAAGAGTAATTATAGTACGCTTGCCTTTATGTAAAGTCATGTAAGCATCAATCTGCTCGCGCATTTGGTTTACAGTTAGAGGTTGTGATATAACATCAACAGGGTACTTTACACGTTCTTTAGCATATGCATGACACTTGTTGATTATATCAGCACTTAATGTACTACCTGCACTACATAACTCTTTGTAAGTCTTGCCGGTAATAGATGAAAACTCCCGCAATGCTGAAGTTCTACCTACCATCTCAAACTGAAATTCAAGAACTCTGAACTCATCATGGGGATTCAGTTCAAAAGACTCACGAATAATCTGATCTTTGATCAGAGTCTTACCAGAACCTGGTCTCCCACCCATTACAGTAAGCGTATTCCACTCTAAGCCATCGGTAGTAGCATCATTAAACTTTGCCCATGGTGTATAGATTGATTTCTCTTCACCATTAGCACGTTTATACATGTACTTTAGAGCTTCATTAAAGGCCGCATACTGACCACCCCAAAGTTCTTCTGTCATACTACCTTTTCTTTAAAGTGCTGTTTCTCTGTAGTGACACCATCACGTATCATGTCACAGTAGTCAGCTAGCTTAGAGGTCTTGACCTTATGCTTATCCTGCTTGGATATGAAGTACTGACTATTCTGCATATAAAGATAGTCATTTCCTCGGTATTCATTGACATACATACGGGTAGCTTTCAACACTTCCTCCCATGTATAGTCATACTCTCCAAAGAACCATCTAAAGTTTTCTAAGAGAATCTTGACATTGTTTCTTGACGGTACACCACTAGGCAGTTTACCTGCTGGAAAGATAGAACGGTAGGTTTCTATGTTCTTCATTCCCGCCGCACCAAGAAGATCCTTATCTGTCTTCTTCTTATTTACTTTAAAGTAAGTATCCAGTTGATTAATAAGCTTCAGACCTTCTGCAGTTACAGTGTTATCTTTAATGTATCCTTCTGATACCAAAACACTTAGATCCTCTTTATTATATGTAGAAGGTCTAATTTTGTTATTCAGAGCAAACAATAAATAACACTGGTCTGGTGTAATCTTAGCTTGAATTATCTTTTGGAATACTTCCCACATGTTCTCTCGAGTTGTTGAATGACCTCATTAAATACATTAGTTAAGATCTTGTCTTTACCAATCTTATCTTCAAATTGCCTGATAGCATGAATTATAGTTGAATGCTCTTTACCAATGTATTTACCAATAGATGGTGTGCTATAACCAGCTACTTGATTTCCTAAGTAAAAGAAGCATTGTTTGTAGGGCGTTACTACAGCCTGACGTGTTCTGAAGTTCATCAGAGGCATCAGATGTGGATCACGCCGCATACCTACAGTTACAATAGCTTTATGTATTTGAGAAAGTGTAAGGTCATCCCATGATGATGGTTCTTGAAAGTTCATCTCTAAGGAGATGTCATAACCATACTTATCATTTATTTTCTGAACAAACGTACCAAGGTCATTAAGTAAATTATCAATGCCTTGCACCTCTCCTTCTTTACTTACCATACTATAGTGGATTTATTTTGGTTTGTTAAATACTCATTTACACGATTAAACAAATCTTCATGATCCCACACACCACCTTTATATGCAGCAGACGCTGGATGTTTAACATTGATGATATGCTGATTAGAGAGATATGGAGCCCACTCTTTGGCTTTTGCACCTAAGTTGACAACAACAAGATTTTTCTTCTCT